TCAGTTTGGTAGAGCACTCGCTTTGGGAGCGAGATGTCGCAGGTTCGAATCCTGTCGTCCCGATTGCCAGATTTCTTTCTGGCACACTTGACTACATACTCATAACACCTTATAATAGACAGGTAAACAAAACAGACAATGGCACTGACTGAAAAATTCAAGACCAAAGATATCAGCACACTTCGTGCTGCGTCAAATGGAGATTTTTTTCTTGATGTAAAGAGTCCGAAACTTTACAGAAAAGTCCGTAAATATTATGAATCAGAAGGAGTGGTATTCTCCGGAGAACCACTAGATGATTATGAAATCTTGGTCGATTGCTTGGTCCAAGATCTTGAAACTGTCGAGGTTATTTGATGAAAGTGACTAAGAAACCAACTGTTCTCCTTGAACGGTTTCCTTATCGTTACATTCAAGTTGGCAAACTAGAAACTAATGGTATGCCAGACTGTCGTATTCAAAAAGTAGATTCATACACGGGTCGTTATCGTGATATGTATCTTTGTGATAATGAAATGCAGTTGATGACTGCTATGGAAGATCATGATTATACATGTTGGTTAGACCCCGATGGTGTTCCTGCTTATGTTAAAGACTCGGTAGGTCGATAAACTAGCCCTGGTCGGGATCCCCCTGAAAGTCACGGATGGACTATAACAGTACTGGTGGAGTCATAGACCCTACTTTGGTTTCTTGCTTCCCCAAAGAGCAAGTGGTGCGGATGGAGGAAACTCCCGCCAGGTTTCTTATTTCCTGTAAAAGAATAAGTGGCGTGCATGGCAAGACCTATAAAGGACGGTTGCATAAACCGTCCTTTTTTAGTATAATAATAAAAAGTATTCTTATAAATGAAAGTTGCTCTAATTACTGGAATTACGGGGCAAGATGGTTCATACTTGGCAGAACTTCTTATTGAAAATGGGTATGAAGTTCATGGTATTGTACGTCGTGCTTCTTTGATTAATACACATAGAATTGATCACATTTATGATCAATTAAAACTTCATTATGGTGATTTGACAGACTCTACAAACTTGGTTAGGGTTATTCAGCAGGTACAACCTGATGAGATTTATAATCTTGGTGCTCAGAGTCATGTGAAGGTATCCTTTGAAATGCCTGAATATACTGCTCAAACTGATGCTATGGGAACTCTCCGTGTGCTGGAGGCAGTTCGTCTTCTGGGTATGGAAGATAAAGTTCGTATTTACCAAGCATCTACCAGTGAACTCTATGGTAAGGTGCAGGAGATTCCGCAGACAGAAACCACACCTTTCTATCCACGTTCTCCTTATGGTGTAGCAAAACTGTATGGATATTGGATTGTAAAGAACTACCGTGAGTCATATGGAATGTATGCCTGTAGTGGTATCCTGTTCAATCATGAGTCACCAAGACGTGGTGAAACCTTTGTGACTCGTAAAATCACAAGAGCACTCAGAGCAATTTCTGAAGGTAAGCAAAAATGTTTATATCTTGGCAATCTTGATGCACTTCGTGATTGGGGTCATGCCAAAGATTATGTTGAAGCAATGTGGTTAATGCTTCAGCAAGAACAACCAGAAGACTTCGTTATTGCCACTGGAGAGCAATATTCAGTTCGTAGATTTGTTGAAAAGTGTGCGCCATATTTTGGTATGAACATCAGATGGGAGGGATCTGGTCTTGATGAAGTTGGTATCAATTCTGATGGAGAAACGGTTATCAGAGTTGACTCTAAATATTTCAGACCTGCTGAAGTCGAAACTTTATTAGGTGATGCCACCAAGGCAAAAGAAAAATTGGGTTGGGAACCTAAGATTTCTTTTAATCAATTAGTTCAGGACATGTGTATTCATGAGTGATATTAAATGGCCATTGATGAAAGATAATCTAACATTATCTGATCGAGTCAAAATGGCATCCTTTTGTTTATTCTCAAATAGATTTACTAATGGTCCAAAGGTTAGAAAGTTTGAATCTGAATGGAACAATTGGTTAGGATCTAAGTATTCTTTATATGTTTCATCCGGAAGCACTGCTAATTATCTTCTTCTTTCATCTATAAAAGAACTATATGGATTGAAGGATGGGGATAAGGTTTTAGTGCCTGCGGATACATGGGTAACAAATGTTGGACCAGTAATTCAATTGGGATTTACTCCCATTTTTTGTGACATCAATCTTCAAAACTTTAGTTTTTGTGAAGAGGATTTGGAATATATTGCAAAAAAACATCCTGATATAAAACTTATTTTTATCACACATCTCATAGGATATCCTGCAAATAGAGATAAGTATTCTAAACTTTTTCCCAATGCAATACTTTTAGATGATGTATGTGAGTCTCATGGATGTAAAGATTCTGACAGTGCAAAAGTAGGATCTGATTCTTTAGGTTCTACATTCAGTTTTTATTTTGGACATCACATATCAACAATTGAAGGTGGAATGATTTCTACTAATAATTATGACCTGTATGATCTGATGAGGATAAAAAGATCTCATGGATTGGCAAGGGAGTCTGAAAGATTTCAACAATATGTTGATAAGTATCCGCAGATATCTAAACAGTTTATGTTTGTAACTGATGGATATAACTTTAGAAACACAGAGTTATGTGCTGTACTGGGAATGTCTCAATTGAAAAGACTTGATAAGTATATTGAGAGGAGGAATGCAAACTATTCTAAGTTCATATCTCTCATAAAAAAATACTCAGAAAAGTTTGTAGTTCCAGAGTATCATGATGGCATAAGTAATTTTTGTTTTCCATTATTATGTAAAGATAAAAAGACTTCACATTTTTTGAAAAAAGAATTTGATGAAAATGCTATTGAACACAGACCTATTATTGGTGGCAATCTTTTAAGACAACCATTTTTAAAAAATTATAATATTGATACTCAAAAAGAAAAACTGAATGTTGATTTTGTACATGATAATGGGGTTTATCTAGGTAATAATCATTTTATTGGAGACAAAGAAATTAAATTACTTGAATTTATTTTGGAGAAATTATGAATATTGAATCTAAAATTTATGTTGCTGGTAATACTGGACTTGTAGGGTCAGCAATTATTCGTATGCTTCATTGGAAAGGATATACTAATATTCTTTCATCACCATCTTCTCATTGGGATTTACGTCGTCAGGAAGATGTTGAAAGGTTTTTTCAAATCAATGAACCTGAGTATGTTTATCTTGCTGCTGCAAAGGTGGGTGGTATTGGTGCTAATAAGAATTATCCCGGACACTTCATCTATGATAATTTGATGATTCAATCAAACATTATTCATGCTGCTCGCAAATTTGGTGTTAAAAAACTTTTGTTTCTTGGTTCTTCCTGCATTTATCCAAAATTATGTGAACAACCTATTAGAGAAGAGTATTTAATGAGTGGTCCTCTTGAACCTAGTAATGATTCTTATGCTATTGCAAAGATTGCTGGTATCAAGATGTGTCAGGCATATCATCAACAATATGGATTTAATGCTATCTCTTTGATGCCTACAAATTTATATGGTCCAAATGATAATTTTGATTTAGAAAGTTCGCATGTTCTTCCTGCGATGATTGCAAAATATCATCATGCTACAACTGATGGTTATAGTGTTGATATGGGAGGTCCTTGGTGGCCAGATGTAGAACTATGGGGTGATGGTTCAGCAAGGAGAGAATTTCTTCATGTTGATGATCTTGCTGAAGCATGTTATACTTGTATGAGGGATTATAATGATCCTGATATTATCAATGTGGGAACTGGTGAAGATATTACAATCAAAGAACTTTCAAATATGATTTCTGGTATTGTGGAATATCCTGGTAAAACAACATGGGATACTTCTAAACCAAATGGAACACCAAGAAAACTTTTGGATGTAACTAAAATTAAATCTCTTGGATGGGAACCAAAGATTGATTTGAAAGAGGGTATTAAATCAACTTACGAATGGTATAAAGATCAATGAAATTTCTAACTTTCTTAAATTATGGATGCCATGATATTTGTCTGAATATGTTGAAGTCTGCTGAAAAAGTGGGCATTAATATGGATGACTTTATTATTGCTTGTATGGATGAGGAAGTTTATAGATCTTTAATTCTTGAAGGATATAAAGGTGCTTTTCTCTATATGAATAGTAACCTAAGAGAATACCAAGATTGGACTTTTGATAGTAATAGTGGATTTAGAAATGTAGTTCGACACAAATGGAAAATTATTAATCAAGTACATAAAGAACATCCCAACCTAATGTGGGTTGATACTGATATTGTATTTAAAGAAAATCCTGTAGAAATTCTTACTGGTCATGAAGAAGTATTATTTCAAACTGATGCTCCTGGGTCTACAATCTGCACTGGATTTATGGTATTTAATGAGACTCCCGAATGTCGTCAATTGGTAGAAGAGTGTGGTGCCGATGATTCTGATGATGATCAACTTATCATGAATCGTATTGGACTTACAAAGTATAATGATAATGTAGCATTGCTATCTGAAGATTTATTTCCTAACGGTAATGTATATTATCAGCAAGGTAAAAAAGAAAATGCTATGATTGTTCATAATAATTGGATGGTTGGTGTAGAAACCAAAATCGATAAGTTTAAGGAGGAAGGACTATGGTTTATTTGAAAGAAAATTATTTGAGACCAAAGTCTCTTACACCAACATATCCTCCATATCATCAAGGAGAATATCTTGAGGAGTATTTTTATAGTCACTATCAACAGTTAAAAGATAAACCTGAAAGAGAATATATTGATATCTTCTGGTCAAATCTTTTTTGTAATCGTATCTGGGGTGGACAACCTTATCCAGATCTTCAAAATTTGCTCTATGAAACTTTGAGTTCTGATGGGTCTTACTTTACCATTTGTCAGCAGGATGATGGTCCTTTTGAAGATTTTCCTGAAGATACCATGATTTTCTGTGCAGGTGGTAATCGTAAGAAGGGAAATGTAATTCCTATTCCATTAGTGTGTTCTTCTATTCCTAACGTACCTCAAAGAGAGCACAAATACTTTGCTTCCTTTATTGGTTCTAATACTTATTGGGTAAGAACTGATATGGTAAAGGCATTCCGTGATAAAGATGATTGTCTTGTTAAGGCAGGAAACTGGGATATTAATGTTGGAGAAGAAAAATTAAATAACTTCCTTGATGTTATGTCTGCTTCTAAGTTTTCTCTATGTCCTAGAGGTTATGGAACTACAAGTTTCAGACTTTATGAGTCCTTTCAATTGAATACTGTTCCTGTTTATATTTCTGATGATCATGCACTTCCTTGGTCTGATGAATTGGATTGGGAAGAATTCTGTGTTATAATTGATGAGGACAATATTAGAAATACTTACGATATTTTGAAGAGTATTTCTGACGATACATACAATGAGATGTTAAAGAAGGGTAAGGAACTCTATCAAGATTACTTTTCACTTCAAGGTGTCTTTGAGAACATTATTAAGAGGGTTTAATGAAAGTAGCTATGATTTCTGGATATTCTATTGAAGAATATCATAAATTTGGTAAAGAAAGATACTGGTCAACTCCGAAAGGAGTGTACGATGCTTTTGTAGATAATCCTACTGTCACTGAAATTAGACAATATCCAGTTCCAAGAGGAGATTCTTATGGAATGTTGGAGTTAAAAAAAGATTATGATTCTGGAAATTTTGTTCCAGATATTATTCTTTATATGTCTTGTGGACCAGCAGATTGTGATAAGTATTTTAATAAAGAAACTTTTCCAAAGAGTAAGTTGGTTGTTGATTGTGGAGACGAACCACAAACATTTCATTACAACGTGCAAAGAACTGAAAATGCTGATTTAATACTTACTCCAGATGTTGAATGTTATTTACAATATAAATCGATGGGATATGATTGTATTTTTACATCACATTGGACTGATCCTAAAATATTTTATCCATCACTGACAAGTTATACTCCTTTTGATGTTGTGACTTCTATGTATGGCAATCGTGGAGAAGTTGTTTCATATTTGCAAGAAAATCTTGGAGATTCTTTTTATCTAAAAAATAATTTAAAAGACATTGAGAATGGAGATTTGTATAGAAATGGTAAAATAGTATTTCAAAAAGCAAGATGGGGTGAAGTTACTAGAAGAATTTTTGAAGGAATGTCTTGTAAAAAGATGGTCATTACTGATAGAATATCAGAATCAAAACAACTAGATAAAATTTTTAAAGAAGATCATGAGATAGTTTTTTATTCGACAAAAGAAGAAGCTCTTGAAAAAATAAACTACTATTTGAACAATGATAGTGAAAGAGAAAAAATAGCTGAAAATGGGTATAATAAAGTCATGGAGTGTTTTACTACAAATAATATTGTTGAATATGTTTTAACTGGAAAAGATACATGAAAAAAGTTCTTTTAGTCTTTGGTTCTTATGCGGACCAAAGACAACAATTCTTTGATACTTACATGTCCCCAAGGAATCAAGAATATGCTGATAAGCATGGATTTGAGTATCTTGAACTTAAGGATAATCTTTACAAGTATCGTGGAAATTATACTTGGTTAAAGTTTACTATTCTTGAGCAAATGCTTGAGGAAGGATATGTAACTGATGGAGATATCGTTACACATTTAGATGCCGACATGTGCATCGCAAATATTGACGAACTGTATCAAACAAACAAATCTTTTTCATATTCTATTGACTCTGGAAATACTCATTGTATGGGTAACTATTCTATCAAGGTCAATGAATGGTCTAGAAAGTTAGTTGATAACATTCTTTCTGAAGATAGATATCGGACTCTCAATGATGCTATGTCTAGACATGAAAGGTTTGGTTATGTAAATAGTTTTTGGCATGAGTTTAGGGAACAGGCATCTTGGTATTCTCTTGCAGGTATCAAGAGACACTCTGATAAACCTTTTTGGAACCTGCCAGACTATGGATGGCATTCGGATAAAACCGAATGGACAGAATATTCTTTGGATGAACTACATGAACATGTAGAGGTTCTTCCAACAACGTGGAACGTTACAGAGATGGAAGGAGAATCTAATTGCCAGTTCTTAATTAACAAGGTAAATAGAGATGATGTAATTATTCGTCATTTTGCTGGCGGTCAACAATGGAGAAAGGAGTGGTTTAACTAATGGATTTGATGCATATTACCGATGACCTCACTATGGTCAACGAAGGTCATGTTGGTGGATTTATAATTGAAAAAGATCCAGCAACATATACTCCACACTTGTGGGAATATCTTTGTAAAAAATTTAATATTAAGACAGTTTTAGATGTTGGATGTGGAATGGGTCATGCCATTGAAGAGTTCAATAAACATTGTGATGAGGTAGTTGGTGTTGATGGATCTAAGTATGTTGTAGAAAATTCTCTTTTTACGGATCAAATTTTTTATCATGATTTTTCTGTAGGAACTTTAGAAACAGAAGATAGATATGATCTTTGTTGGTCTTGTGAATTCGTAGAGCATGTCAATGAAGAGTATAGGGATAATTTCTTGGAAGTATTTGCTTATGCAAAGCATCTTGCAATTACATATGCAGAACCAGGACAACCGGGACATCATCATGTAAATTGTCAACCAAAAGAATATTGGATTGAAAATCTCAAGAGATATGGTTTTGAGTATGATGAGCAAATTACCAAAGAACTAAGAAAAGTTGCATATAAAGATGCGTTAGAGTATAATTCACAATATAAAGATAATCATTTTAATCTTAGAGGTCTTTTCTTTGTCAAAAAAAATGATTGATAAAATTTTCATTTGTCATTGGGACAAATTGACTGATAGAAAAGAAGAACTTATTAAGGTTTTATCTGAAGAAAATATTTTTGATTATGAATTTGTTTGTGACTATGATAAAGACACATGGTCCGAAGAAAAAATCAAAAGTGATTTCCCAAAAATATTTGAAGTGGTAAAGGGTTATGGTAGAAAACTAAAACCTTCCGAAATATCTCTCTCCTTAAAACATGTAAAAATTATTCGTGAAGTTGCAAAAAAGTATGAATATGCTTTGGTTCTTGAGGACGATGTAATTTTATGTGATAACTTTGTAGAGGAATTTTCCCAATCTTATAATCAACTTCCTGATGATTGGGATATTGCATGGGTAGGAACATGCTGTGAATTACACGCACCAACATCTGAAGGTAAGAGAGTCTATAGGGTCAATGGATCCAGATGTACTCATGCATATGCGATAAGTAATAGTGGTGCAAAAAAAGTTTTATCAGAACTCAAATATTGTAACACTGGAGCAGACTTCTTTTTCAATTTACTAATAGAAAAATTTAATTTAAACAATTATTGGTTCGAACCAGCACTTGCGATACAAAGTCCCGAATTTAAAACAACTATACAAAACTGATTATGAAAATTTCTTTTGCTGACTTTTGGCCAGGGTTTGATTATAATCATAACCTTATAACATTTTTATTCAAGGAATTATTTGAAGACATATCTGTTAGTAATCCTGAAGATTGTGATTGCTTAATCTATAATATTTTTGGACAATCACATAGATCATATAATGATTGTATAAAAATATTTTTTAATGGAGAGAGTTCTCCAAGACCAAACTTTAATGAATGTGATTATTCTATTACTAGTTTCTTTGACTCATATGATTCTAAAAACATTAGAATTCCTTTATGGATGTTTTATGTTGATTGGTTCAATACCGGAACATGGGGTAATCCTGGATGGTTGATACCTGTTGATTATTTTACTGAAGAAAATTCATTTGCCTTAAGAGAAAAAACTAAATTTTGTAGTACAGTTTTTAGTGTACCATATCAAAATAGAATTGATATGATAGATATGGTCAACCGATATAAGGATGTTGATTGTTATGGGAAGTGTCACAAGATGCAAATTCCTCAAAACAATAGTCATGCTGGAGAACTTGAAAAGATGGAAGTAATTTCTAATTATAAGTTTTCAATTTGTTTTGAAAACGCTGCTCCTGGTGGATGGTATACCGAAAAACTATTACATGCAAAGATAGCAGGTAACATTCCAATTTATTATTCCGATACGGAATGTCATAGAGACTTCAATACAAAAGGTTTTTTAAATTTAAGTGATTATTCTGATATGGAATCTATGTTGGAGGATATTGTTAAGATAGATAATGACAATAACCTTTATCAATCTATTCTTAAAGAACCTTTATTTGAAAAGAGACCTACTTTAGAAGGTGTATTCGAACAAATGACTGGAGTCTTAACATGAAAATTGCTGCATGTTTTTCTGGAAGAATTAGGAATTTTGAAGATACTTTTCCATACTTCAAGAAAAATTTTTTTGATATCTATGAAGTTGATACCTTCTTTTTTGGATCTCCAAACAGAAATGGACGAGATAAAAATCTATTGGAATTTGATAGGTTGTATAAACCAAAAAAACTAATTATCAATGAGCATGATTATTATGATCACTTAGACACTGAATATAAATTTGGTGGACCCATATCTAAAATGTGGTGTAATATTTACAATGCAAATAGATTGAGAGAACAATATGAAGAAGAAAATAATTTTAAGTATGATTATGTCTTTAGATTAAGACCAGATTGGTTTTTTCTTAGGACATTGGAAAGTATTGATTTAAATTTAGAAGAAATGAATGATAATTGTGTTATGATTCCTTCTAGATGGAATTTTACGCAAGTTCATCCTTTAGGGAAAAGTGATATTATTGGTATGGGAACAAGTGTTTCAATGTCCAAGTATGCTAATTTATTTAAAAACATATCTAAGTATGTTCATAAAACTCCCACAATGCATACTGGAAATCCTCATCCAGAATCTTTACTTGGAATATATTTAAATGACATTGGTGTTGATGTTATTCCTACAGAATCTCCTGTTGAATGTGAGTATCCAGATGAAATAGATATTGGTTCTGTAAAAACTAACGTATTAGCACCAAATATAACTACAGAATTGGCGTATAGAGCCAATTACAGATCTTTTGCTTTTGATTGAATATGAAAATTAAACTTTTAATTCTTGACGTTGATGGTGTCATGACTGATGGCATCAAATATTATGACCGTGAAGGAACAGTTAAACTTAAAACTTTTTGTGATAAGGACTGGACTGCAATTAAACGATTCCGTGCAATCGGAGTTAATGTTGTATTTTTGACTGGTGATCCATATAATGTCAGTATCCTTGAGAACAGAAACTTGCATGTTATTGCTAATCGTGGATCAGGATTCCATAGTGATAAAGCAAATTATCTTGATGATATCCTGAAGCAGTATGATTGCACAGAGAAAGAAACTGCATATGTCGGTGATGATCTCTTTGATATTGGTATCATGAAGAAGGTAAGATATCCTGTTTGTATGTTAGATTCTCCAAGGATTGTTAAGCAAACGGCAAAAGTTTTACCGGTTAGGGGTGGTGAAAATGTAGTTATGACACTCTTTGATACATTTGAGATAGATGGGTTGCTTCCTTGCTTCTCTTATGATAAAGTGATAGACAAGATCTATGAACTTGACTTGAAGGAAAAATTTTAATGAAGGACATTGCTCTTTACGGACATCTGACTATTGATACCATCACCGATGGTGATACTGAAAAGAAAACTCTAGGATCAATGGCAAATGTCTGGAAAGCATTACTTGAGATTGATCCAACAATTGATATTGGATTATCTCCTATTGATGTTGGTCAAGCTCTTATCTATGTTGATAAACCTGCGGCAAAAAGATATTCAAAAGTGAATCTGAGTCTCGTTCAACATCCGGTCAAGATGATTGATTCTAAAATCAACCACTTAATTTACTTGAATGAAATGACCCTTCATGATTTTATTCCTGGTTTGGGTGGTATTATTACTGCTGATATTTGTCCAGGTAAAAGTATTAGCAATAGTGTAAATAAAGATCTTCTAAACTATGTTGATTATTTGTTTATCTCCGACGAAGACATAGATTGTGATCTCTCATATCTTGCTTCTGTTACAAAAGGATGGGTGATTCTCCATAGTGCATCTGGAAGTGTGGTGTCTAATGGAGAGGAAGAGTTCTTCTATAAACTACCAAAAGAACTGATGTTGAAGGATGTAAATGTTCTTGGTGCGGGTGATATATTTGCCTCATGTTTTCTGTATAAATTATTAGGGAAAGAGGGTGATATCCACGAATGGATTGAATTTTCACATTTAGCAACAACTGAAATTATTGGCAAGTAAATATGAAACCAAATATTCTTATTCCCATGGCAGGATTGGGAAGTCGATTTATCAAAGAAGGATTTAAAGTCCCAAAACAATTGATCAATATTAAAGATAGACATCTTATTGATATTTCTTTAGATTGTTTAAATTATGAAGGTTGCAATTTTATTTTTGTAGTTAGGGACGAGACTGTATATAATTTTCATATGGATGAACTTCTGCGTAAGAAGTTTGGTGACGACATTAAAGTTGTAGTTTTAGATGAACTAACTGATGGATCTGTATGTAGTTGTTTATATGCCGAAGAGTTCATCGATAATGATGCACCATTAGTAATTCATACTTTAGATATTGAATTTGGACCAGTATTTAATCCACATACAATGAATGATTTGAATGGTGATGGATTGCTACTAACATTTAAATCTAATTCATCAAATTATAGTTATGCAAAGGTCAATCAAGATGGATATGTGACTGAAACTGCTGAGAAGAAAGCAATCAGTAACAATGCATGTGTAGGAATATATGGATTCAAGAAAGGATCTGATTTCTGCAAGTATGCTAGAGAAATGATTGAACGTGATTTGAGAACTAAAAATGAGTTTTACATTTCACCCCTTTACAATCTTCTCATTGAGGATGGTAAAAAGATTTTGACTGAACCTGTGGACAAGATGCATGTCTTTGGAACTCCCGACGAATTCCATTTTTATAAAGACAATGTCACTCGTCGTATTGGTGATAAACCTATTGCCATTTGTTCTGATCATTCTGGATTTGATGCAAAAGAAACATTCAAACAAGTATTAGATAAACATAATTTAGAATACATTGATTTTGGAACTATATTGAATAAGGATTGTGATTATCGAGATTACATTGCACAGGCAGTTAAATCTATTGGTGAAAGGGACTGTGACTATGGTTTTGGATTCTGTCGTACTGGACAGGGAGTTAATATTTGTGCCAATAAGAATAGGGGTATTCGTTCTGCACTTGTTTATGATGAGTTTTCTATGGAAATGGCAATACGTCATAACTGTGCTAATTTCTTTGCAATTCCTGCAAAGGATGTGAATTATGATGTATTAGATAATTACATTAAAATTTGTTCCTCAAATACTTTTGATGGTGGTCGTCATCAAATTCGCATCCAGGAGTTGGAGAAGTGATAGAAGCAAATATTTCAAACTTTAAAGCAGGGTGGTTTGTAGGAGACTTCAATCCATCCATTTTTAAAAATCCATTTTTTGAAGTTGCTCATCATAAACATGAGAAGGGTTGTGAAACATTTCCTCACTTCCATAAAGTGACTAATGAATTAAATTACATTGTGTCGGGAGAACTTATGGTTTCTGGTAAACATCTTAAGGCGGGAGATATGTGGATTTATGAACCGAATGAAATTTCTAATGTTGAGTTCCTTGCAGATTCTGAATTAATTATTGTAAGATGGCCATCTATTCCTTCTGATAAGTATTCAGCATGAAACTAATTGCACATCGTGGTAATATAAACGGACCTAATGTAGACGATGAAAATACTATTGAGCAGATTGACAAATGTATAAAAAATGGTTATAATGTAGAAATTGATTTAAGATATGATGTAGTATCTCAAACGTTCTGGTTAGGACATGATAGACCAAAAAATGTCATCTCATTTTTTAAATTGGCAAAAATGTCTCAACATCTTTGGATTCATTGTAAAGACATCGATACATTAGATTTTATGACCAGAACAAATTTCAATTATTTTTGGCATCAAAATGATGATTATACTATGACTAGTCATGGACATATATGGTCTTATCCTGGAAAAACTTACACCTCATCAACAGTTATTGTCATGCCAGAAGAATGTAATATTAGTTGGGATGTATTAAAAGCAACTGATTGTTATGCTGTCTGTAGTGATTATGTTAGTAATTTAAAATGAAAGTAGCACTCTGCATTTCCGGACAACCAAGATATCTTGAAGAGGGTTATGCACAAATTGATAAAAATATTTTACAAAAATATTCACCAGAAGTTTTTGTGCATACCTGGTGGGACAATTCCATGTCAAATAAAAAAATGGAATTACCCGCAACATTATCATATGGTAGAACATATCACTGGAGAGAAGATACTATAGATTTAATTAAAAAATTTTATAATCCAGTAGTATTTTTGTATGAACCTCAAATTATTTTCAACCCTTTTAATGATGTTAATTATGAACTAGCAAGACCATCCAATGTTCATAGTATGTTTTTTTCCATACAAAGATCTAATCAATTGAAAATGCAATATGAAAGAGAAAATAATTTTTCATATGATATTGTTATCAGATGTAGATTTGATGTTGACATAATTAGATTTGATATTGATTTGTATAATTTGTCTATGGATTACGTGAATTGTTATGCCATGAGAGATTCTCCGAATAGTGATTTAGCAATCTCTTCATCAAAAAATATGGATATTTATTCGTCAATATATGATAATTTTGAAAAGTACAGGCAAGATGGTTGGAAACAATTTGTTGGAGAAAGTTTGGTAAAATATCATCTTAGTCAATATAATATTAGTTGGGATAATCCAGAAATTAGAAATAAACTAGTCAATTCTATTATAATAAAATGAAAATAGCATTTCATGATAATTCACTCTCTCTGAGAGGAACAACAGTAGCAATTTACGATTGGGCATATTGGACTAGACATTATCTTGGTGTTGATCCAATTATCATGTATCCCTCTAATCATCCTGCCAATAGTGTCGATGCTTTGAAAAAATTTGAAAAAGAGTTTTCAGTTTTTTCTTATGATAATAATAGTGAGATAGATGATATTCTGACAAAAAATGAATGTGAATATTTTCTTATGGAAAAGGGAGGAGCTCCTGATGGAGTAATATCTTCCGTATCAAAAAATCTTGTAAATGCAATTAGTGGAAATTGGAACTCTGATTGGATTCATGGCGATGTATATGCTATGGGATCAAAATGGTTGTCTAAAATAACAAACTATACAGTTCCTTATGTCCCATACATAGTGCATCTTCCTGAGGTTGAAGGAGATATGAGAGAAGAGTTGTCCATTCCTAAAGATGCCTTAGTCCTTGGTAGAAATGGTGGATGGGAAACTTTTGATTTACCTTTTGTAAAACAAGCAATACAACAAGTATTGTCTGAGAGATCTGATATCTGGTTTGTTTTTCAGTTTACAGAATCTTTTATTGAGCATGAACGAGTGATTCATCTACCAGGAACTTCTAATATGAAAACAAAGGTAGAATTCATTAACACATGTGATGCCATGCTTCATGCTAGGTATATTGGAGAATCATTCGGACTATCATGTGCAGAGTTTTCTGTTAGAAATAAACCTATTATCACCTACGAAAAATCACCAGAAAGAAATCATATAGATACACTGAATGAAAAAGGAATCTATTACGAAAATTATTCCGATATACTTCATATCTTAAGGAATTTAGATAAGAAGGAAATAAATTCTTTAGAATGGAATTGTTATCAAGACTACACTCCAGAAAAAGTCTGTCAAAAATTTAAGGAAGTATACTTATGAATGTTGAAAATTATTTAATTGACTTGTCTAAAAGATTTACTCCTAATACGATACTAGATATTGGAGCACATCGTGGAGATTTTTCTATGTTTTGTAAAAATGTATGGAAAGATGTGGATTGTTTGATGTTAGAGGGAAATGAAAATTGTGAAAAGTATCTAGAAAATCTACCATTTTCTCATTGTATTGTTCTTTTGAGTGATTCTAATAAAGAAGTTACTCTACATTTGAATCCAAAAAATCCTATGTGTGCAGGAACATCTTACTTAAGAGAAAATACGAAATACTATGATAATAGTATAAAAGTCGAGAAGAAAACATATACATTGGATGAAGTAACTGAGGAAGTTGAAAAAAGTTTTGACTTAATTAAAATAGACACTCAAGGATCTGAATTAGATATTATTAAAGGTGGATTGAATACGGTTCAGAAATCTTCTTACGTAATAATGGAAGTTTCAATTTTACAATATAATGAAGGATCTCCTTTGTTTGATGAAGTGATTGAATACATGAGTAGTATTGGATTTATTAATCATGAAATTATTGGTGAAAACATCTGGATGGATGAAGATACTGATAATTTGAAGAAAGGTGATTTATTTCAAGTTGATGTTATTTTTTCTAAAGGAGATTTATGAAATCATTAGTAACTGGTGGAGCAGGATTTATCGGGTCTCACATTGTAGATAAACTTCTTGAAATGGGTCATGAAGTTGTTTGCTATGATAATGAAAGTGCAGAATCTAACGAAGAGTTTTATAGAAATCCTAAAGCTTACAACATAAGAGGTGATATTAGAGACTACCAGTTATTGAAAAACTCCATGACTGGTGTTGATTATGTTTTTCATCTTGCTGCAGAATCTAGAATTCAACCTGCCATCTTAAATCCTATTGAGGCAGTCAGTGTAAACTGTGTAGGCACGGTTACTGTTCTTCAGTGTGCCCGAGAGGCAGGCGTAAAGAAAGTAATCTACTCTTCTACTTCATCAGGTTATGGGTTCAATCAACCACCCAATGATGAACTTCAGAATGATGACTGTTTAAATCCTTATTCAGTATCGAAGGTTGCTGGTGAAAAACTTTGTAAAATGTACAATGACTTGTGGGGAGTCAAAACAGTTTTTCTCAGATATTTCAATGTATATGGGGAAAGGCAACCTCTTAAAGGGCAGTACGCTCCTGTAATTGGCATCTTCCTACGTCAACGTGATGCAGGAGAAGCACTTACTATTGTTGGTGATGGAGAGCAACGTAGAGATTTTACTCACGTATCTGATGTCGTACAAGCAAACATTCTTGCAGCAACAAAGGAAGTTCATGAGATGAACTATGGTCAATTATATAATGTAGGTAATGGAGTAAACTATTCTATTAACGAAATTGCTAATACGATTTCTGACAATCAAGTCAATATTCCTCCAAGAATTGGTGAATCTAAAATTACCCTTGCTAAGAATGATAAATTAAAAAGAACATTTGGTTGGGAACCGAAGGTAAATTTAATGGATTGGATTTCTGAACAATGAATCTCATTATAGAATATTTTAACTCTCGTAATCATATGAGAAACGGGGAGTATCTTTACTGTCTTCATCAAAATCTTGCTAATGAATACATTGATAATGTTTATCTTTTCATGGAAGATGATGCTGAACTAAATTTTGACTCTCCTAAAATTCATAGAATAGTAAGAGATGGTAGACCTTCTTATCAGGATATCTTTGAATATTGTAATGAGCACATGAAAGAAGAGATCTGCATAGTATCAAATGCAGATATTATTTTTGATGATACTCTTCGTCATTTCAATAATATCAACATGGATAAGCAGTTCTATGCATTGAGTAGATGGGAGATATCTACCAAGGATGGTAAGAACTGGGAGATTGAACCATATGATAATTCAGCATCACAGGATGTATGGGTTTTTAAAACTCCTGTAGCAACTTGTGATGAGATGAACTATACGATGGGTAAACCTGGATGTGATAATAAGATTACATATCATATGAGAGAACTAGGATATACCTGTAGAAACCCCGGTAAGAAGGTTATCACTATTCATTTTCATCCCACTAATTTTAGAACATATGATTTCAATGGAGACAGAGTTCCTGGACCTTATCTACTAGTTGTACCGGTAGATAACTTTACTGGAGACCCGGTTCATGTTGATATTGATGGGTTTAATGAGCAAGGACAGGCGTATATTATACAAAAGAGTAGCAATTGATACTTATCAGAGCTTGACAAACTTGTTACATTACTATATACTATGTAACAGTTCTTCATAAAGAAACAATGACCGTAACGAGCAATGACCAAGGACAAATGAATATGTGGGCTACAGAACCACGCATGTATATTGACAAGACTGCAGCAGAGCGTTACGGTTATGAGACCTATGCTGAGAAGGCAGAGAAACTTAATGGTCGTACCGCAATGATTGGATTTGTGGCTGCGATTCTTTCTTATGCCACAACCGGCAGTCTTTTCTTCTTCGGTGCGTTCGGTATTTGATCCCTGACAAAGTTATACTTGACAGGGTAACAAAAATTCTATATACTTAAACTTTCTATAGAAAACCGAATGTCATATAATATCACTCTCAGAACTCCCGATGGTACAGAAACCACTGTCACCTGCGAACCCGATCAGTACATCTTAGATGCTGCTGAGGAGCAAGGAGTAGATATGAACTATTCATGTCGTGCTGGTGCCTGTTCTTCATGTGCAGGCAAAGTTATTTCAGGCACAGTGAATCAGGAAGATCAATCATTTTTAGATGATGATCAAATCGAAGACGGATTTGTGCTAACATGTGTTGCGTATCCGACTTCGGACTGCTTAATTGAAACAGAACAAGAGGAGAATCTCTACTGATGATTGGTAAACTTGATCCTGAAGAGTATGAAGATACTCTTGTGAACCAAATAGCAAGAGCTATCAATAAACTAGGATGGGAACCGGAAGATGAAATCGATGTAGAAATCGGTGGAACATCTGTCTCTGGTATTGATGTTGGTGAGGAGTACAACAAGAAGTGGCAGTCACCTCTTGGAACCAGAAAGTATAATAAAGATGCTTTCATCGTCATCAAAAATCAATCACGCAGAGATTTTACCGGATCACAACCAAATCCTGAACTTAAAGCACATCATGCCGAATCCTAATGGTCTCTATGAAGATATGGAGAAACTGAATGCCCTATACGAAGAACTCTGCTGGGGGCACGATGATGAACTTGTATTCACTCACGAAAATGGCAGAGTCATTATCTACAACAAAACACTAGAGGAAAAACAATGAACGAAAAAGCAGAACGCATTAATGGTTGGGCAGCAATGATCGGTGTTGTTGCAGCAATGGGATCGTATGCAGTAACAGGTAACATCATTCCTGGTATCTGGTGATGGGATTTATAGTAGCAGCTTTGCTGGTGCTTATTCCTATCGGAGCAGTAGCAAGAAAATCATGACCTACGATTGGACACTACTTCAAACACTAATTTTTATTATTACTCCCTATTTTATTATGCTTGCACTAGCAAGTAAAGACGAAGACGATGATGGTTCAGATGGTGGAATGCTAACACCAGTATATGCACCATCACCAAGTTAAGACTAGACTCTCTATATAACGTAGAGAGTCTATTTTTATGCCTAAGAATCAAGTGAGTGTGGAAGAGTTGAAATGTAGAATTATGAAACTGAAAAATAAAGCATATATGGATACCACTCTTGATCAAGCTGGTAATAAAAGACATTATTATCCTGGTGAGCAGGAAATCGTTCAGAAGCACTTAAGTTATGTTCTAGATATTCTTGACGAATACCGGTATTAGGTTATAATAAATATTATCATAGGAAAGAAATGTTGATTGTTTGATGGGTATCTTCAAGAAAACTGTAAAATATTCGAAACCTTCTACAGAAATCGATAATAAGATTAAAGATTTGGATGAAGGTCTCAAAAAAACTAAATCAACTTTATCGGAACAAAAGTTTTCTGCAGAAGAAGTTGATGAAATCCTTAGCGAAGAAATAGTTGATATTGAAAATTGGAAAGAAATTTTTGACAAGGAGACTGTATCAGAATATGAGCAACAAATTGATGAGATTAGAGATAGACATAATGATTTAATCAAAGTTCAAGGTTCAATTGAATATGTAAAGAATAGAGAAGTAAAGGAAATATTCACTGAACTTTATCAAGGTGAGGTTGAAAGAGTAGTAGATACATATATCTCGAAATATTCTAATGATATAATCGATCTTAGAGAAGATTTATTTCATGAGATAAAAAAGAAACCGGTTGTTGACTTAAGGGTTCTTGAGGAAAAAATTAATCTTCTTACTTTAAAATATAATCAATTATCTGAGGGTCTTTTAAATGAACCTAGTACGGGACTAGAAGATCCGGTAACTTTTGAACAGTTAAAAGATCACTATCAACTTCTTGTAGGAAGACTTCAAGAACAACTAGCCACTCTTGGTGGAGGTGGTGAAGTTAGACTCCAGTATCTTGATGATATTGTTGGCATTGCCACTAATGCTGCTGCTTATGATGGTAAGTTTTTAAAGTATAATCATTCTCTAAAAAAGTTTGAGTTTGTTACTGTCAGTGGTGGAGGAGGAGGTATTTCTCTAACCGATCTCTCTGTAACAACTAACTCTGTTGGAACTGCAGCACTTTCATATAATAACTCTAACGGTGTTTTCACATACACTCCACCTTCTTTTGTTGGTTATGCTACTGAAGGGTATGTTGATAATGCTGTTGTAGGTTTTATTACTTCTGGTTCATTAACGGGTTATGCTACTGAAGGGTATGTTAATAATGCTGTTGCTGGAGTATCCACCTTTTCCGGTAATTATAATGATTTAAGTAACAAACCAACTATACCATCAGATACTGGAGACTTAACTAATAATGTAGGTTTTATTACCTCTGGTTCTTTATCAGGTCTTGCATCAGAAGCATTTGTTGGACTGGCTACTGCGGGATTGGCATCAGAAGCATTTGTCGGTTTAGCAACTGTAGGTTTAACTACTGAAGCAAGAAGTAATTCACTTCAAGCTCAAATTAATTCTTTGGGTACTAATCTTAACATCATAGGTTTTTATGATGCAGCAATTGGTGTTGTTACATCTCTAACAGTTGTTGGTGAAACTAGAGGATATATTAGTGTAGGCAGTACTCTTCCAAGTGTGGGTATTACGACTGGTGACTATTTAATTATTTCTACTAGTGGTGGTAATGTTGGTGTTGCAAGTTATATCAGTCTTGGAATTTCTACTGCATTTCCTGGTGATTGGATTGTTGGTGTTGGAAATTCTGAATGGAATATTCTTTCTTACTCTCAGCAGGTTGTTGCTCCAAGAGCAACTAGTGCTGATTTTGCAGATACATTAAAATCCAATTCTAGTGTTAATACTTCTGGAATCATAACTGCTGGTTCCTTTTTTGGGAATGGGGAAAATTTATCAGGTATTATTACAAGTCTAGTTGGTTATGCTACTGAAGGTTATGTTAATAGTGCTGTTGCCGGAGTGGTTACTTTCTCTGGTAATTATAATGATTTAAGTAATACACCAACTATTCCAACTAATGTTGGAGACCTCACTAATAATGTAGGTTTTATTACCTCTGGTTCTTCTGGTGCAGGATTAACGGCATTGACTGGAGCATCTGCTGGAACTTATGGTGATGCAAATACAACACCTGTTATAACAGTTGATGCTAATGGTAGAATTAGTGGGATTTCTACAGTCAGCACTGCAGGATCGGGATCTGCGGGATCTGGTTCCACTACTGATTTTGCTACAAAGTCTGCAGTTTCAACAATTGCAAGTGATGGACAAACTACATTTAATGGAACTTATACCGTTGGATTTGTTGATGTATTTTTAAATGGTGTGAAGCAGAGTGAAGATGAGTATACTGCAACTTCGGGAACTAACATTGTATTGGATACTGGAGCATCTGAAGGTGATCTAATTGAAGTAGTTGGTCTTACAGCTAACGTTCCTGGAGCAGTATACAATGATAATGCTGTTGATAGTCACTTAAACAGATCTCTTGCTACTAATAATCAGATTTTGGCATGGAGTGGTTCTGATTATTTTTGGACTAATAATGTTGCTGGTGCTTCTAACTTAAATGGACTTAATGATGTAACTATAGGATCAGTTGCTGATAATCAATTACTTCAATATAATGCTTCTAATAGTCAATGGGAAAATATAAATCTTTCAAGTCTTGGATTGATCACTGGTGTTACTGCTAGTACTGGATTATCTGGTGGCGGATCTTCTGGGAGCGTATCTCTGAGTTTAGCATCTAGTGGCGTATCTTCTGGAACTTATACGAATGCTGATATTACAGTTGATCAATACGGAAGACTTACTGCAGCAGCAACTGGAACTTCTGGTGGAACTGGAGTATCAATCATTAGAGATGATAATACTTTAGTTGGTAGTGCTGCAACAATTAACTTTGGCGCTGGACTTGATGTAAGTCCAGTAGTTTCTGGAATGGTTACAGTTACCTCTAATATTGTTGGAGATACGACACCACAACTTGGCGGTGATCTTTATCTGAACGGTAATGAAATCAGAAACGCTGGAGCTACGGTTCGTATCAGAAACAATGGTAATGTAACTGCTGCTGGTTTTGTTGGTAACGGTGCATCTATCACTGGCATTGTAACTACTAATATTATCAACTATGGTCAAGGATTTGTTAATAGTTCTGTAACTGATAATCTTCAATCTCAAGTTAATGCTCTAGGAACTAATCTGAATATTGTTGGTTTCTATAATGCCCTTGATGGTCAGATTACATCTTATACCGTTGTTGGTGAAACGAGATCTTATCCAACTGTTGGACAACCACTTCCAACTGTTGGTATTACAACAGGAGATTACTTCATTGTTGGAACTGGTGGTACTGATGTTACTCCAGCCACATATATTAATACTGGAATTAGTAGTGCTTTTCCTGGAGATTGGATTGTTGGTGTTGGAAATTCTGAATGGAATATTCTTTCTTACTCTCAGCAGGTTGTTGCTCCTAGAGCATCTGCTACTGACAGATTAGAAACCCCAAGAGATTTTTCAATCTCTGGTGTTGTAAACTCAAACGTAGTTCAGTTTGATGGTACATCGAATGTTGGATTAAATGTTACTTTCTCCAATAACTTTAGTGCTAGTACAAGTGGTATTGTTACCGCAACATCTTTCGGTGGTTCTGGTGCTAACCTGACAGGACTCACTGGTGCTGGTATTGGGACCTACGGTAGTGCTTCTACAGTTCCTCAAATCGCAGTTGATGCTAATGGTAGAATTACTGGAATTTCTAACGTCAATGTATCTGGTGGTGGTTCTTCTGGCATTTCTTCCGTAGGAATTCAATCTGGTGGACAACTGATTGGTAATGCCACATCACTGAACTTCACTGGAGATGCTATTGAGACGGTTACCTTCTCATCAGGCACCGCAACTATAAATACAAAAGCAGCTAATGCTCGTAATACAGGGGAGATTACCACTGCTTCCGTAAACAACGGAGCAACCGTGACAGGAACGGTTACGTTACCTAAATCTGGTATTCTTCTTTCAGCGTCATTTGTTGGGATATCATCTGGTTGGTTGAGACTTTATAATCGATCTGACCTTGCTACTGCAGATGCCAACCGTACTCGTTACACTGACCCACTTGCAGGATCTGGTGTTCTTCTTGAAACTATCAAGAATGGAATCGGAACCGTTTACTTATCACCACAGACAATATTTGCTAACGTTGAGGATGTGGTTACGAATAATTATCAGTACCGTTATACAAATGACGGTCCTACTGGAATCACAACTATTACTTTCAACTACTTGTCTCTGGAGGCATAATTAAAAAATGGCAGTCACAATAACCACACAATCGAACGTTACGTTTGATCAATCTGCTTCGGCAAATGATGCGATCTCAAAGATCAAAGCACTGATGCCATCTATTGGTTTGGCAAATAGTGCTATTCAGTTTGAAGATAATACTACATTAATCTATAAGATTACCAAAGGTTCTGGTACGTATAAAGATGTCTATATGAAAATTAAGGATGATAATTATGGTGGTTACACTTATATCCATATGACGATGGGGACTGGATATGACTCCGCAACAAATGATATAACTGGAAAGGGAAATGCCAGCACTAATAATGGTGAAGGAACAATTCTTAGTTATTACAACCAATATGGTGCTGCTACTAAAACATATAGAGTAAAAACTGCATTAGCATCTGATGGAACATTTGGATATGTTTATTTTACCAATGATGTGAATAGTGAACCAGAAGGATCTTTTGGATATATTCAAGTAACTAATACTACAGAGACTGCGGCAACTATCCCTTTAACATGGGGAATAGGAGCAATTGCAAACCATAGAGGAACCTCTTTTAGGTATTCTACTGGTCAATATGGAGAAGCGTGGAATTCTACAGAGTCTGCTTCACAAATGGTTGATAAGAATGGCACTAATCTAACAACACCAAGTAAATTTTTCAATACAAGATGGTTTGAAACTGCTACGAAAAAAGGAACTAGAGTTCATGGTGGATTAGGTCATAGTGAAGGAAGTCATTACTACCACAATATAAACTGGTCAAATGCTTTCCAATTGCAATATAATATTGGTGGTAACCAACAGGTTGTTCCTAATGTTATGTTGTTCTCTGGTGGTGTTCCTGTAGGATATAATTCAAACCTTGCTTATGTTGCTACTGATTTGACAGTATTTGATAATATTATTGTTTCTTCTGGATCCGAAGAGTATACTGTTATTTCTGGTGATGGTATAGCAGTGAGGACTACCTGATGGCAGATCTTAACGGAACTACTGTAGGATCTGTCCCACAATATCAATCAAAGGGTGGGTATGAACCCGCTCAAAATGTTGCATTTTCTATGCCAATTTGGCAATCTAATTTTTCTGAACTAAGTGGTCGCTCTGGAACTTCTTCGCGAATCTTTGCCGATCCACGTAAAGAACAACTTGATGATGGAGTTCAGATCTACCCTAGAGGTGATGGTGCCATTAGGGTTCACATCGATTAATAAATACATAAAAAAGTCTAATGGGAAATAAGACCAGATATACCGCCAATCTTGTTTCGGATAATAACTTATTCGTTGACATTACCAATGATCGTGTTGGTATTGGGTCAACTCAACCAACAGCAAAACTTGATGTTGATGGAACTCTGAATGTTGCTGGTATTTCTACATTTACTAGTGGACTTCAAGTTCCCGGAGGAACTGGAGTTTCTAATCGTATTGAATTGGGAAATAGTCAAGAATTTACATTTCAATATAATACATCAAGTACTAAGGGAATAATTGCTGCAGCATCAAATCCAATTGATATTCAAGCAACTACAATCAAATTACTCCCTAATGTGGGTGAGAATGGTGTAATTGTAAATCAAAATGGTTCTGTAGAACTTTATCACGACAACTCCAAGAAATTTGAAACTACTGGATATGGTGTAACAGTTGCTGGTATCGTTAGTGCAACATCATTCTCTGGTAATGGTAATGATATCGTACATTCGACATGGACCTTAGGTGCGAATGGTTCTAGTCATTATACATTTACAGGTCCAGGTGGATTAAGTAATACTGACGATCCTAAAATTTATCTTGCACGAGGAGAGACCTATGAGTTTGTGAATAATTCTGGTGGAAACCATCCTTTCCAAATTCAGCAATCTAATGGTTCGGCATATGGCACTGGTGTAACTAATAACGGAGCATCGAGTGGAACAATTAGATTTGAAGTTCCTTTCGATGCACCAAATACCTTACAGTATAAATGCACAAACCATAGTAGTATGGGAAATACGATAATAGTCTATCCAGATATAAGTCCTTGATCTCGGGGACTTGACAGGGTAACGGAAATCAGTTAATATAAATACATGGAACGGGTGAGGATTTCCTCACCTTTTCTCTTGGAGACCCGGACTAACACTCCTACCGAGACTATCCAAGTAAAATACGTCT